GCTAATCAAGGTGGCGATGCAAATTGGTCAAGCAATAGAATTGCATTTGCGTTTATTGGCAATTCGTTAGGAGCAACAATGTCTGCTAATTATTATACTGCCGTACAAGCGTTTCAAACAACATTAAATAGAGAAGTATGATTGTGTATATTTTAACCGAAGAGCAATACCATACCATCCATATGGTATATTATAACGATGTTAATTTTTTTAGTGCAGGAAAGTATTTAGAAAATAATTATGCAATTTTTCTTTCATCCCAAGACAAAGAAGAAATAGCATTAACCGAATGGTCTTGGATTCTTGACCTACCACAAGCAGAGTACACACCACCACCATCACCCGACTTTATATGAAATTCCCAATAACCTTTGAAGAGTTTAAAAGCGACCCAAGTAAGGCAATTATGTTTTTACTCTTGGTTGTCGTGAGCGTGTTGTATATACGAACTGAAAACCAATCTAAAAGCATTAATGACCGCTGCGAGGCTCGACTATTGGAATGCGAGGCAAAACTCGAAAAACTATCCAAGCAACTAAAAACGCAAGATTCATTGTGTAGTGCGTTAGTTACTGAAATAACCCTTTACAAAAAATTAGGTAAGATATGAAATTTTTAGCAGCGTTAGGGCTATTGGTAGTTATTTTAGCCCTTACAACAAGACCAACCATCGAAGAGAAAGTTGAGGTGCAGATAGAAGAAAGCCAAGAAGTGCATGATAGTGCAATGCAAGTTTTAGTTGAAATTCACGAGGCTAACGACTCACTTTTAATAGAGAAGTACTTTGGCAAAGGTTCAGCAAAATAATCATAGTGCAAAGCCTAAAGCGAAATTAGGCAGACACAAGAAACATAAGAATAAACACGAATCGTTCAAAAAATATAAAGGACAAGGAAAATGACTGAATTTTTAAGAATTAACTTTGCTGAATCAAAAATCCCTATCTTCAAGGAGAATAAGGCAAAGAACTATATCACCTACGGAGCGGATAATCGTTATCCTAATATGCTGATTGACTTGTTTAATAGTTCACCAAAACACGGTGCTATCGTAACGCAGAAAGCAGAATACATCGCAGGTGATAAAACAGAGGTAGTAGCAAACAGCACAGAGCAACTAACCATAGCAAATGATAGACTTGCCTCAATTAACGCTTACGAGTCCTTTGATGACGTTAAAAGTAAAATCGCAGCAGACCTTGAACTTTTTGACGGCTTCGCTTTGGAAGTTATTTGGAATAAGGCGAAAACCTCCGTAGCTGAAATCTATCATTTACCTTTCCAAAATGTGCGTCATTCACTTGACGGTCACTATTGGTATGCTGAAGATTGGAGCGATAGAAGAGTAGAGCCAATTTACTACTATTGTTGGAATCCTTTAACCAGAGAAAATAAGCAACTTTTTTACTTTAAGTTGTACAAAGCAGGTCAAGGCGAGTACCCTACTGCACCATATCAGTCAGCTCTTAAATACATAGAGATTGACACAGAGATAGCCAATTTCCACTTAAACTCAATTAAAAGCGGTTTCTCTGCACAGACCTTGTTGCAACTTTTCAAAGGCATTCCAACTCCTGAAGAGGCTCGTCAAACGATGAGACGTTTTAAGGAGAATTTTAGCGGAACGGATAACGCAGGTTCTATCATCATTCAGTTTAATGATCCTAACGAAACTCCGTCAATCGTCAACAACCTTACACCATCAGACTTCGATAAGCAGTTTGACATCTTAAATAAGACCGTACAGCAAGAGATTTTAATGGCTCACAGGGTAACTTCTCCAATGTTGTTTGGCATCAAGACAGAAGGTCAGTTAGGCGGCAGAAGTGAACTTATAGAAGCGTACGAGGCTTTTCAAACGTCTTACATTGAGCCACGTCAGAATCAAATGGATAGAGCGTTAACGTCTATTTTTAAATATATCACACCTGTTAAACTTATAACCAAGAATAAACCTCCTATCGGACTTGACTACGTTATGCTTTTTGAAAAAGGTATTATCTCTCAAGCGGAGGCTCGTAAAGAGATGGGAATGACTGAAACGGTGCAATTCTCTAAACAATCTTGTTCATGCTCTACAGAAAACCCTTTTAACTGGGACGATGACAGAGATTTAGAAGTGTTCTCAAAGTACGGTGAATCTGCTGAAATGTTTGAGGCTGTGCCAATGCAGTTTGCTTCCGCTCTTGAATTGATTATTTTGCAATTTCTACAAGGTAACAACCAACTTACTTTGCAAGACCTTGCTAACAACATCAAAGAAGATCCTGCACTTATCGCTGAAGCTGTTGACCGAATGATAAACGATGGAAGAATAGTGCCTAACGATGCTGTTCTAAACATATCAGAAGAAGGTAGAACGGACTTAAGAAGGTCAGGACTTGACACAGAGTTAGTAGTGCGTTACACTTATGAGAAAGCACCTGGCATCAGCGGAGGCGATGTTATCCCAACTTCGAGAGACTTTTGCAGAAGACTAATCGCTTTAAATCGTGTGTACTCAAGAGAGGATATTGACCAAATCAGTTTAGTTTTACAGCGTGAATACGGAATACCTGGTTATGACGCTTGGAAGCGTAGAGGCGGTTGGATGACCGTTAAAGGCTCTTCTCCTGCTGTTCATGTACCTTATTGCCGTCACATTTGGAAATCACAATTATTAAGAAGAAAAAATGGCTAATTTCGTTTACTTTATATCCGTATCCTTTTTAAAGGACAACACACCCATCAACGAAAATCTTGATGATAAACTCCTTAAGTCTGCTATAAAAGAGGCTCAAGAGGTTTACGTTAGAGATGTAATCGGATCAGGTATTTACAACCAGTTACAAGACCAAGCATTTAATGGCACGTTGACGGCTGATAATACAACACTTTTAGACTCTTATATTGCACCTTGTCTAAAATACTACACATTGGTGGAGTCAATGCTTCCAATGACATTTAAATTCTTAAATAAAAGCGTATCTTCGAGGACAGCAGACAATGCTAACCCTATCACACCAAGTGAATTAACTTTGATAGAACAGAGATACAGAGATAAGGCTGAATACTACGCTGAAAGATTAAGAGATTATCTAAAGGAAAACCCGACTCTTTACCCATTGTACTTAAATCCTGGTAGTGGATTCGATGTTATCCATCCAAGTAACACGGCTTTCTTTGGAGGAATGTACTTACCAGGTACAGAAGACGAATGCTTTAAAAATTATGACTTCCCTCAAAAATAAATGGCGATTAAAAAACGAGAAGAAACTAATCAAACTTTATGACGTTAAATCAGATAATCAATCACATCCAAACTCAAGCGGAAGCACACAAAATGGTGGGCAAGTTCGCAGTAGGAGCTGAATTTGACTTTGCGGTTGAAGAGGTTAAATACTATCCTTTAGTTTGGTTAGTGCCTAACGGCTTTACTTTTAACACAGAGGCAAGATTAGTTAGTTACAACTTCGCTATGCTTGTAATGGATAGGCAGTTTGAGAGCGGTTCTAACACTATTGAGGTGCTTTCAGACACAGCAGGAATTATTTTAGATATTGTTACTTTAATTAAACGAAATGTTACAGATACAGACTTCGAGATTGTCGTTAGTGCAACGGCTGAACCTTTCTATGATGCTAAATCTGATGTTGTTGCTGGGCATGGTATTGACTTTGTGGTTAACACGCCCTACCTCGAAAGCTACTGCGACATACCCACTTGATACCAGTAGAGTAGTCATAATCAGAGAAATCTATGAGATTGAAAAAAAGCACGATTCTATTTACAAAGTATTTGCTGATTCTATCACTTCTGCTCACACCACAGAGTCTATTCTCTCAATACTCCGACAGCACGATTAAGGAAATAAACTTGCGTCTATTGGAACTTCACAAATGTCGCCAAAAGCAGTCATTATACGTCAAATTGGCGGCTAATGACTCAATTCTCATACAAGAACAGCACTCACAAATCATCGAACTTAAAAACGCTAATTTTGATTTAAAAGGAGATGCAAAGCGATATAGAGACTTTGCGATTATCTCTTGGTCACTAATCATATTAGCACTATTTATATGAAGAATAACGTCCATGTACTACGCAACAACTTCACACCTAAAAAGGTTTTACTCATCTCTGATGCCCATTGGGATAATCCAAAATGCGACAGAGGTTTGCTTAAACGTCACCTTGATCAAGCAAAAGAAATCGGAGCGGACGTACTGCTCAACGGTGATACTTTCTGCTTAATGCAGGGAGCATATGATCCACGAAAAAACAAAAATGATATTAGACCTGAACACAACAAAGCAAACTATTTAGATGCGGTTGTAAGTGATGCGGTAGATTGGTTCTCACCTTATGCTCATTTGATTAAAGTTGTAGGTTATGGTAATCATGAGACCGCTATTCTCAAACGTCAAGAGACAGACGTAATTGAACGCTTTGTTTTTGGTTTAAACTCAAAAAACAATACTCAAATTGAAGTTGGTGGTTATGGTGGGTGGATAGTTTATTCATTTAGCAGAGAGCCTAACAGAGGCGGTTGTTCTTATCGCATTAAATACTTTCACGGAAGCGGTGGTGGTGGACCGGTAACAAGAGGAGTCATTCAGTACAATCGTATGTCTACAATGGTAGAAGGTGCTGATATGATTTGGATGGGACACGTTCACGAAGACCACGAATTGACCTACACCGTTGAACGAATAAACGAATCTCACAAAGTTCATTTAAGAGATATTTTAATGATTAGAACTGCTACTTACAAAGAAGAGTACAATGATGGTAAAGGAGGTTGGCACGTTGAAAGAGGAGGCACTCCAAAGCCAGTAGGCGGTAGATGGTTAGAAATGCACCCTCAAAGAATTATTAAAGACGGAAAAGAAGAAATTAAAGTCACAGCATTTACTTACAAAACATTATGAGAGTAAAAGTAAACTTTGTTTTTCAAGAAGATAATATTGATCCAATCTACGAAAAGTTAGGTCTGGATATGGGTGCAGATGCTGTTGAGATAATAGAAGAGGGGTGGTTAGACCTTAATCATGTCATAGCTGCGACAGAATTTTACGAAATGACTCATGTATATTGCATTGGTAATCACACTTTTTTAATAGATTTGCCGTTAAATGAATTTGAAGCACTATGGACGTAGTTAACAAACCACCACATTATCAAGGCGAAGTTGAAGCCATAGATTCAATTAAAGCAGCAATGAGTTATGAAGCATTTAAAGGTTATTGTCAGGGTAATGCTCTTAAGTACATTATTCGTTATGATCGTAAAAACGGAGTTGAAGACCTACGAAAAGCAGAATGGTACATCAACCGACTTATCAAACATTTGGAAAATGGCAAAAATAGAACACTCTAACATCGACTATATTCTCAAGTGGGAAGGCGGTCTATCTAAACACAAGGCAGATACAGCCTCAAGACATCCAGTACCTGACGGAAGCGGATTTCACACAAACAAGGGAATCACTTGGATGGTGTGGCGTACAATACATGGCTCAACATCAGAGTCTATTGCACGTTTCTACAAGATGACGCATAATGACTTTTTAAGCGTTTACCAAAGATATTGGGATGGCGTTAATGCTACTGCTATAAACTCACAAATAATTGCTGAATTTTGGGCAGACTTTGCTTGGGGTAGTGGGATAGGTGGTGCTTCACGTCAGATGCAGCGTTTCTTAAACTCTCATGGCTTTAATTTGAAAGTTGATGGTAAGATAGGGCAGCAAACAATTAATGCCTTAAATAGCCTTATTTCGCAAAAGTCAGAAAAGTGGGTTTTTGAATCATGCTACGCTTGGCGAGTTTCCTTTTTGCAGTCACTTACTTCGTTTAAGGACTTTGGTAAAGGTTGGCTTAATCGTATGCAGGACTTTTATCTTTATGCTAATCGTGAGTTGATGAAATGAAGACCATTGACGATATAGGCAAAGAGTGGAGTAGTTACAACCCACCATCGGATGACGGCATATTGCGAATCATTCAGAATTGGGGAAACGAGCTAATTGCTAACTTTCGCATAAATCTTCAAAAAAATAAGAGCCTTGCATCTAATAGACTTTTTTCAGAGATTGAACCTGAAATAAGCACACAGCCTAAAGGCTATAACTTAAAGATTCAAATGTTGGACTATTGGAAGTATGTTGAGAATGGCAGACCTCCAACACGAACAAACTCACCCAGTAACCCAACACTTCAAAAATCTATTGAAGAGTGGATTCAAAACAAAGGAATCCAAGTAAGGACATCAAAGAATCAAGACAAACGCACAGCAATTAAATCTCTTGCATACGTTATCGCAAGAAAGATTCATAGAAATGGAACAAAAGCAAGACCTTTTATATCACCGGCACTCACAGACAAAACGATGCAAGTGCTATCAGATAGAATCGGAGTTTACATCGCAGAGTCTTTAGCAGGAGAATAATCGGAATTACCGATATTTGTCCAGTTTTTATTGTAAAAAAGTTGACTATATTTTGCCACTAACTATGATTAGGTGGTAATTTATAGGCTCTTATTTTTAAAATATTTTTGTAATATTAAAAGTTTTTGTATATTTGCTGCATGGAACTGAAAGAAATCATTGCAGTAATTAAGCTACACAAGAAGCACGGCTTAATCAAGACCGTTAGCAAGAAGACAGGTGTATCTATGCCAACCGTTAAAAAGTATTTAGACGGTGATGTAATTAACCCTAAAGCGATGCTTGTAATCAAAACAGCATTAGAGGAGGTTAACAAATGAAAGCATCAATTCATTTAGAAGTATTTGACGAAACTATCGTAGTCACTTACGATGACTTTATTTCTGTTGAGTTTGATAGGTTTGAGATTGAAGACCTTGTAGCATCTAAACTATTTCACGAGTTTGCAGACTACATTGAAAAAGTAGACATTGAAGAGCATCCAGGCTTTGACTATATCTTCAACTGCGATAATGTTGATCCGATTGTCATTTATGATGCAATTTTAGACCTTACCCAATTCGGAGTTAACCCAATAAAACTATTATGATAACGAGCGAAAAAATCACAAACTTAACGAAGGCTATGTTTAGCTTTCAGAAAAAAGTCAGCAGCGTTAAAAAGACTGCAAAGAATCCTCACTTTAAAAGCAGTTATGCTGACCTTACAAGCATTCTTGAAACCATTAATCCAATCTTGCAAGAATGCGGTCTATTGGTTACACAACATCCAAATGAGGACTGTCTTGTAACTATTGTTTATCATGCCGAGAGCGGTGAATGGATGAAGAGTGAGCAGATTTTGAGAATGAAAGACTTGAATAACCCACAGGCTCAAGGTTCTGCAATTACTTACGCAAGACGCTACGCTTTAGCATCTATCTTTAATCTTAACCAAGAAGATGATGACGGCAACGCTGCAAGTGGTCACAAGGTTACTGCTGTAAAAGAGCATTTAAACCCTAAACATCCAATGTGGAGTAAAGCACTTGAACACTTATCTAAAGGTGGTAGTGTATCTGACATTGAAGCAAAGTACGTTTTAACCGATGAGGTTAGAATTTTATTAACGGCTACGAAATGAATGATAGAAAAAGGATGGAAGTTACAATTACATCATCAGCAGAAAGATGGCAAGAGGCGAGATTATCTCGCTTCACAGCCTCGGAAATCCATAAACTAATGGGGAGTTCTCGAAATGGGAACTCTCTCTCTAAAACAGCAGAGACTTTCGTATATGAGAAAGCAGCAGAGATTCTTACCAGGCAGAAGAAACAAATCTTCGGTCAGGCTCTCGATTGGGGCATAGAACACGAGTCACACGCATTTAGTAAATTCTCACGTATCACATTTGAAGAGTTTACATACTATGGTGGAGAAACATACGTTTTTATTCCATACGGAGACTTTAGCGGCTATTCTCCTGACGGCTTGAGCAAAGATGCCATACTTGAAATAAAATGCCCGTATAACTCCGCTATTCACTTAAAGAACTTTGAAATCTACGATGCTGATAGTTTAAAGGAGATTCACCCAGAGTACTATTGGCAAATGCAACTTGGCATGATTACCGCCAATTTAGAAAAAGGGTACTTTGTTTCGTTTGATCCACGAATGCCAATGGGCAAAGATATACACGTAGCAGAGATAGAATTGCATTTAGTGAAGGAAGAGATAGATGAGAAGTTAGAGGCTGCATCAGAACTTTTAACAAAAATCTTAAAATAATTTTGTAATATTAAAAGAATAGTTTAATTTTGAACCCATGATAGACGTAGGATATTTATTAGCAGGATTAGTCATTGGTGGAATATCAGTGCTAATTAAGATTTATGTTGACTTCATCAAGTTTCAAAAGTGGCTTGAACAACAAGAGGAAGCAACTCCTTATCAGTTTGAAAAGCCTGTTAAGATTAGCAGACATCAAGCTGAAGTTTTTAACCGTTCAATGAGACGTATCAGAAAGGAACTAAAAAAATGAGCAGTTTAGAATATCTAATCGAGCAAATATTTTCAGGTCATCACAGACAATGGGAAAAAGAAATTGCTAAAGCCAGAGAATTATTTAAGCTTGAGAAAGAACAGGCTTATTTAGATGGCTACAATGAAGGATTTAAGAAAGCAACCGAAATAGTAAATAACTTTTTTGACAATGAATCAACTGATTGAACGCAGAGTTACGGCTTGTTTGCTGAACAACCCACACGCAAGAGATAATGATAACATCTTAATTGGTGACTACTGGGCAATGGAGATGAACGATAATGGAATGAGACCTGAAAGCGTACAAATGTTTTTAGATTTAATTAAAAACGGTCATCTATGCAATGCTCAAAGCATCACGAGAATCAGACGTTTACTCCAAATGAAGTATCCACATTTAAGAGGTATTAAATACCAGGAAAGACACAACCAACAAGAAAAGGTCAAAGCTGATTTAGGTTATGCGGTGGACTCAAGAAAAGGTTGAACTACTTAAGATATACTTTCCTACTATGCACAGAGATGACCTATGCGAGATGCTTGGATGTACACCATCAGGATTAGGAACAAAGGCATCTCAATTAGGTATTAAAAAGGAAAAGAAATGGAAACTATTTATGCTTCATCAATCAGGTACTATGAGCGGATGGCAAAAAGGTAGATCAAGTTGGAATAAAGGAATGAAGATGGGAGAAAATTGGGGAGGAAAAGAAACTCGATTTAAACCTGGTCAAGAGCCTCACAACAAATTACCACCTGACGTAAGAGAAGCAGCAATGCAATTAAGAAGATTAAAGAAAAATATAAAAGCAAGACTATGCCGAAAAACAAAATCACCGATTTAAGAAACCATCTCTTTGAGACTATTGAGATGCTAAAAGACAAAGAAATTGACCTTGAAACCGCTAAAGCTATTTGCGATGTGAGTCAAGTAATCATTAACTCTGCTAAAGTAGAAGTTCAATTCCTCAAGGAACTTGGCACAAATAAGCACAGCGGATTTATTCAACTTGAAGAAAAAAATAATTAATTCAAATACTTTTAGTATATTTGCATACCACCAAATCAAAGGGGGTAGTAACACACCTGCTGCCCTCTTTATTTTAACATAGAAAACAACAACCGAGATCAGGCGGTTCAGTTTGAAAAACGATATTACCCGTTTAGGTATGTAGGCTGATCACTACATACTTATTCGGGTTTTTTTATTTAATGAAAGTTGAAACGATATCATTTAAAACAGAGTACGCTGAAGAGTACGGAATAGAAGCAGCTATACTTATTCAAGGTATTCAATTAGGGTTAGCCTTAAACCGTTATAAAGAAACACACAATCATTTTGGTAGAGTCTGGATGTACAATTCAGTAGCTGAATGGCAAAGAACTTATCCGTTTATGAGTGAATCAACAATTAAAAGAGCATTACAAAAATTAAGAGAAGATAAAATAATAGAAGTAATGCAATTAGATAAGAATCCAATGAACAAAACTAACTGGTATACTTTGACCAATCGATTAGGTCAATTTGAACCAATCGAGGAGGTCAGTTTGAACCAATCAAAACAATATAAAACAAACAATGTAAAACAAACATTTATAGTACCGACACTTGAAGAGTTAAAAAATGAGTTTCCAAATTTAGATGCACAAAGGTTTCACGACTTTTATTCTTCTAAAGGTTGGATGGTAGGTAAAAACAAAATGAAAGATTGGAGAGCAGCGGCAAGGAACTGGTTAAGTAGAAATGAATTACCTTTGAAAAGTACAACAATTAAAAGAGCAAATTTAGATGATTGAAATAGAAAACAGCATATTAGGACAAATGTTTTTGTATCCTGATGCACATAACTTTATAATGAAACTGAATCCTAATTGGTTTACTTCATTCAGAAAAGACGTAGTAATTACTATGCAAGAGTTTTACATGACAAATCAACCTGTATCACTTTCTACAATAGGCTTAAGACATCGTGAGCATATACGAGAGATTGCTACAATGCAGAACGTAGTTACTACTAACATCCATTTAGAGAAAGAGATTCTTCAGCTTGAGATTACTTACAAGAAAAACAACATACAAAGTAAGATGGCTCATTTTGATTTCTCAAAAGACCTTAATGAGATAATATCAGAGATTAATTTGATGGTAACTGAAAACAGCGTCAACGTAGGAAGCAAGGCAACCGTTATTTCTTCAGTAGCTGGTAACGTCATTGACACTTTATACGATGCTGTTAAAAGAGGAACTAATATGACAGGTATCTCTACTGGGTGGAAGTACTTGGATAAGTACTTGGGAGGTTGGAATAAAGGTAATATGGTTGTAATAGCAGGTAGACCTGGAAGCGGTAAAACTGCCATAGCTTTATCTC